GCCTCGTTTGACTCTGATAGTTGCCACTAGTAAGTTCCGCCATCAATGATTGATGATGGTTGTAATACTTTCGAAGTATCGATACCAAGATAGTATTTAACAACACTAGGAGTATAGTTTGTATCTAGGTATTGATAAATCTTGATAGCATCTCCTATAACTGCAGCATCAAACAGTGCTTGAGTTGCTAACACTTCTGCGCCAGAGCAGTCCCATAATCTTGTATTAAGTACATTGGCTAGAATCGAAAGTTGAGTACCTGTAAGATGAAGATTGTTCGCTACATGCGTATCATGTGTCGTAGTTGATACTCCACCAAGAGACGCTAAAGTGATTGTTACAGCACCAGTAGATCCATTTACACTGGTTACCGTATCTGTTGGAGTTAAGAGTTCCTGCCAGTTTGCAAGTGTTGCATACCCAGTTGTTTTTAAGATGAAGGTCTTATTTATGTCTGTTCTGACAGCAACATCACCTTCCTGTGCAGTAGTCAATGCAAGCATGGCTGTTTGACTGGCCACAACGAAGGTATTGGTTAGAGCCACTTTAGGAATAACTGAATCTGCAAGCTTTCCACTTGAGTCTAGAATCGGAATGTTTCCATTTCCAGTACCCGTATTTTTCGTAGCTGCAGTTCCTAAACCTAACGCAGTTATTTTGGTATCAATCTGAGTATCGACTTTCGCAACAGCGGGTATTTTTAAATAATCTGTATCCGCAAGTGGCGTTCCAACACTACCGACTTTATCTGCTTTCGCAATATATAAATGTTCACCATTAAAATCGACTTGGGGTTCTCCCGCTTTAATAGTGCCCACTGAACCGATAAGAGGTCCTGTTCCTACAGTTGTTCTTCTTTTAATTTGTATCGTTGCCATTTTTAATATGCTCCTTTATTTTTTTAGAAAGACTGAAGTAATTATATGTAAGGTGTTTCCACATGATAAAGTAACGACTCCACCAACGTAAGTGACACCAAGTGAGTAATCAGCACCACCGTACCTATAACTGATGGATGTATTTGATCCAATGAATATGAAAACTGCCTGTCCAGGGAAAGTCACTACCGTTGTGTTTCCAATCGTAACGAACACTAATGATTCTCCGAGATCAACAGAACTTGTCCCACCAAATTGATATACACCATTTTGTACTTTTGTCAGTGTTTGTTTGACTGGCGCACTCCTTGTTTTCAATTCGCTTGAAAGTGTATCGACTCTTTTTTTATCTGTATAGATATAAGATAGTTGATAGTTTGTCGCAAGTGTAACCGATGTCGTGGTCTTAGAATATGCACATAAAACAAATTCATAGAGTCCACTGATGTCAAATAAGTTAACTCTTGTAAGCGTAGGATAAGTGCCCACTGCTTCTTTGGTATAAATGCTAATCGTATTAGCTGCAGTATCAACTGCAAGCACGACATATCCATACTTACTTGAATCTGGAACAACAGTAACAGATGTCTGATTTTCTACATAAATGATTCTTCCGTAAATGGAAACATAACCATCCAAAAATGTAATCGTGTTACTAGCAAGAGTAAATGAACACTCTTGTTTGATGTCTTTAAAAATCCCGACATCTTTTGAAAATAAAAAATGATACAAATCCGCATCCATTTTCGATGTGACATTCGCACCATCAAAGGTTATCTTTTGTAATCCCATTAGAACTCTCCTCCATCTAAATCGGTAATTCCATTTGTAGAAATTGATACATTACTAACTGCTGAATTCACGCTCTTGTTTAATAGTTGTATTTTTTCAGTCAGTTTAATTCGGTACTCACCTAAAGTTACAGTTGCTTGATGAAATCCATCTTTATATTTGATTCCAGTAACAACTGAATCATACACTTGAGTATCATGATAAAATTCAACAAAATCCCCCAGATGAAAATTAATCATCGGTTTGATCACATCATTATCTGTTTTGATTATAAAAGTGATATTATGATCGAGTTTTGAACTGATCATTTCCGATCTTGCTTTTGTAAGTAAAGATGGATAATCCGCATCAGAGTATTTTTGTGAAGCTGGTCTGACACTTTTGTATCGCAACTCATCACTCACATCTTGAGTAAGATCTCCATTCTTTAATAAGTAGTAACTCACTTTATTCGTATAGGTGATGTTCTCAATTTTCGGATAATAATCGATCTTATTAATCATTTGACTCGAGCTGTCATTAATGACCAGATCTTGAATTGCTGAAAAGTTACTTTTGAGCTTGATTCCCCGATTGACTTCACTGATCATGAAATTAATACCTGTGATTCTGCCTCTAAGGTAGGTCACTTCTGAGGAAAGACTAAGTCCGTATGTTTTTGTAATAAGCTCCATGACACTTGATAAAGACATTATTTTATCACTTTCAAATGATAACTCACCCATAACGCTTGCATTTGTTATAATTGATAAATACGCTAGATTTTGAAATGGGTCCGGACTATTTTTAAAGTTATCATTAAGGAGATTCCCTAAATAGATCGCAAGATCACCAGAGAAACTTGTCACAGGAATATCGATTGAAAACAACTCTCTGATATCTAATGCATGAACAGTTGTTTGGCGTTTGTCAGCAACCTCTAGACGCTCTATTAATCCTATATAAGAGAATAGACTGTCCTTTAATACAACAATATCTCCAATCGTTGTGTTGAGCTTGCTTTTATTAACAACAAATGATGATTTTTGAATAATGACTAGATCGAGATTAATTTCAAACGTTTTATCAACAAAACCATGGTCTTTGTAAGCTAGAGTATTACGATCAAGAAAGATCAGTTGCATGATTATACACCTAGATACCCTTCGAGTATCGTAATCCTACACAGCGTTGGACTCGCAACTCCTGGTTTAAATTCAATCTCATATTCACCTGGTTCAACAAACAAAAAATTGTCACAAGTGAAATCTTGTTTGTCATAGATTGATATAGTTTCGTCACCGGTAATTTGATGCATATACTGGTTTGTTGGAATAGATGAGACTATCGTCTTGCCTTCTTCTGAAGTGTGATAAAGCCTTAGTGTAGAGATTAAATTATCATCTTTAAGAATTGTTACTTCCGGATCGTTCACTGCACCGATCATTTCAATTATAAGAGGAGCCTTGATGACTCCTCGATTTTGTATGCTGATTTTCCCTTCAAATGATACCGAGTACTGATAGGGATAAATAAAAGGATAGACTTTGCCGAATGATTCAACATTAACCTCAATAACAGAAGACAATTCTTTTAACCACAGTGATAATTTTTGAAATGTAATCTGGCATTGCAAAACTCCAGCAACAAGTTCTTGTTTAGATAGTGATTTTATCTCGACATAACAAAAAGCCTGGTCAAAAGTTTGATAAACAAGTTTTAGGCTTTTTGTAGATAGTTTCAAATAATCTAATAATGCAGAATATCCAAGATATCCTTTTAAGAATGTTAATGTTGCTTGTATTTCAAGTAGAGGTTGTGTCTGATCAACAAGGTCATAAAACTGATCGTATTTTAGATAAGTTAATTCTTTTGAAAACCCTAATCCAGAAAGTCCACTCATAAGGCATCCGCTTCTAAAATCAAAATAGAAACGATTTCCATATGTGTTTTCCAGATAAAATCGTCTGATCATATTACATTACCTCCTAGTGCACGATTGATTGAATCGATGTCAAAGGTGGGAGAAGTTGTATTGATTGTTATATTATTTGTAGATACATTCGATGTTGATGAATTGGATTGATTCGATATTGAAGATGCTTGTTTCAAATTAAATGCATCACCAAACCAACCACCAATTTTATTGAAAAATCCACCAACCTTATCTGCTGCACCACTTACAAAGTTACCGACTCCGTCTGCAATGTTTCCTGCAAACTCACTAATATTACCAGTAATGTTTCCAATCATGTCACCAAAGTTTCCAGCAATGTCAGACATCTTTGGTCCAAGATCCCCAATCCATTCGAAAATAGTTGATAAGAATTCGACAATTTTTTGTACGACAGTCATAACTGGTTCAAGTACTTTTTGTAATACTTTGATTGCAGGAACCAAGATTGCTTGTAGTACTTTACCGATGACTTCAAGGAGTGGTGAAACCAGTTCGAGAATATCAGCAATAAACCCTATTTGCATCATTAATGGTTGAAGAATGATTTCAATGATTGGGACTAGCATATCAACAAGCATAATGACAAGTTCAATGATGACATCAAGAATAGGTGATAATGCCGTCATCAGGCTATCTACTATCTGCATGATAGGTGGTAATAACTGCATAAGTGTTTCACCAAGTCTCGCAAGCAAAGCACGAAAGTCTTCACTCTGAAATAGCGCCATGGCAAGAATAGCGATAAGAGCACCAATGCCTAAAGTTGCGAAATTTATCCCTGCACCTGCAAATATCCCAGCAGTTCCAACACTTTTTAGTACCATCGAAACCATACTTAATAATGGACCTACTTTGCCTACAATGGATAGCACAGGTCCTACTGCAGCAACGACTGCTCCTAAAGTAATGATGATCTTCTTTGTGCTATCATCTAAGTTCATCCATTTATCAATCCAGCTTTTAATTGTTGGGATAATCTCATCACGAACTTTTTGAAGCAGTGTTTGTAAAATTGGAAGTACTGTCATCGATAGATTCATTGCAAGACTTGATAATGCTTGTTTAGTCTGATCTAGAGAATCTGTAAAATTGCCAGCAACTTGTGCTTGTTCATTGGTGATGATTCCTAATTCCCTAGCTTCTTGTCTTAAGTTATAAATAGCAGTCTTCTCACTAGATAGAATCGGAATAATTTCTGTTCCTATTTTTTCACCAAAGAACTCGTTGGCAACGCCAACTCTAATCGCTTCATCTTTTACACCAGCCAGAGCATCTCTAATGGTATCAAAAGCCTCATCAGCGTTTTTGCCTTTAAGATCATCTACTGTTAGTCCAATTAAAGCTAGACTTTCTGATACCTTGTCTCCATTACCGGTAGCAATATCACCAAGTATACTATTGACCTTAATAAAGGCTTTATTTAGGCTTTCAGTCGAGCTTCCAGAGATCTGCGCAACGTAGTTCCATTCTTGTAAACTCTCTGCAGAAAGGCCAATTTTAGCGGCCGAGTCGCCAATTTCATCAGCAGTGATTGCTGTCTTAACAGCTAATCCAGATAAAGCAGATATAGCACCTAAAATGGGTAATGTTACCGACTTTGTTAATGTGCTACCAAGTTTTCCTATCTTCTCAAAGTTTGCATTACCAAGTTCAGTAATCTTACCCTTAGTATTTTTGAGTTCATTGTTGAGTTTGGATACTTCTGCTTCTGTATAAGATACATTGCGAGCAAGTTTGTTGAACTCGGTTTCACTCATGTCACCTATCTTAACTGCTTGTTTTGCTTTTTCAAGTTCAAGGTTTTGAGTTTCAAGTTTCTTTTTTGTGGTTTGAAGGATATCATTCAGCTTGGATTGCTTAGTTTTCCACATTTCCACATTTGAACTATCGTACTTCAGATTCGTGTTGATTGCTTTGAGGTCTTTTTGTTGTTCTTTTAAATCTGATTGTATACCTTTGAGCTCATTCTCAAGATCTCTACCGTCAAGACTAAGTTTAATATTGAGTCCTTTAACTGTTTCTGCCATCTTTACTCACCTCCCATACAACAAAAAAACACACCTAATGATGTGTTCTCTCAATAATAACAATTTTTTGATTTTAATTTGCTTGAATGAACTCTTGAAATCTTTTTAATGCATTGATGACTGCTCTATGACTTTTATTACCTAACGCAGATTTTGATCCACGAAAATCATACATTTTGACATACTGATCAATACTGCTCATGAGTGTTTGAATACTGATTCGTTCTTCTCTTAGTACAAATGGAATTCTCGCATGTGCATAATCATAAGTTGTGCTTGGTAAGCCTTTTGGTGTTACTACACTGTATCCTTCTGATTCCAAGTATAATTCAAAGCGATTAAGAATTTCTTTTTCAGTCATCTCATTCACCTTCTATCTTTGAAAGCAGCAATTCCATACCTTCTGCAAATGTTGGAATGTTACTTTTCCAATAAGGGATTGATAGTTCTACAGATTCAATGGCATTTTTGTACATTTCTTCGCTAAACTCATCTTTAAATTTCTTAAGAAAAAACTCGAAATCATTTGTTTTCATTGAACGTCTGTTAATCTCGCCTTTTGAAAGCTTGATTAGAATATTCAGATAGATTGTCGCACTTCCTAGATTCATTCCTGATTTTAGTGAAACTAAGTAAGCTAATACTTTTACCTCTTCGAGTCCATCTTGATAATTTTTAAATGCACTCCAAACTTCCTCAACCATTTCAGAAGTTATGCTGTTGTTTGATCTTCTTGATCGGATGGCGTCAAGTAGAATATCATCATCATTTTCGGTCTTTATTTCATGCTGAACTGGTTCAGTAATTTGCTTAACAGCAAAAGGTAAACCCTTCTCTTTAACAATTTTCTTAATGAAAATACTAAATGCAATATCAATGTCTAACCCCACAGAGTCTAAAATCACTCCAACTTCTTTGAGCAATGAATCCTCTACCTCAAATATTAACTTTGACATACAATCCTCCTTATTTTTCAAATTACTTTGTATTACTGATTACATTATACATTACATACACAATTACTGTCAATAGTAATTTAGTAATCTTATAGTAATTATAGTAAATAAGCGTCTATGTCTTTCTGAGTTGCATTTCTAATAGGTGATTTGTTTAAAATTACATTCATTTCAAGTTCTAGAATATGTAAATATGTATTTATATCAAAATACTTCGAATCTTCAATCGATATACCTAGATGAGCCAAGTTAAATATAATGTTTGAAGTTGCACCAAACTCAGACTCATCCTTTGAACTGTGGGGAAGGCGATTGACCTTTTGTAAGTGTTCCTAACATCTCTGCAATTGTTGACGATAATAGTTGCAGTTCTTCTGGATTGCTCAATATTGAAAAATCTAGTGACATCAAAAAGTCGTTATATGATGTTTTACTAAATGGCCTGTGTAGAACATAGATTATCCGGAATATAGTATCAATCACCACAGAGAAATCTTCTTCTTTGATATTGTTACTCTTTTCGAGTTTTTTGATATCACTGAATAACTCAGATCCAAACACATTACGGTAATCAATAATTGTAAATAGTGACGAGTGGAGTTTGTACTCCTTCTCGCCCAATTTTAGTGTTTTTTCCATATTCCAACTCCTAAATAAATGTTGGTAATGCAGGAGCAGTTGTTAGGAAGGTTGTATAGTTTGTATCTCCAACCGATGCAATCACTCTAATTACTAGGTTATCTCCAGATTCAATGGGTCTTGCTGTAATAGATAGTGAGATTGAATTGGCTTCAATCGAATCTGCTTTTGATTTGCTTGCATCTCCTGAAGGAGTCGCTGTACAAAGATAATACCAAATACGTCTTGCTTTTGAATCTCCTTGAATTTCATAACCCAAAGCAAATGTTTTTGTTTCATTGTTGATCACTTCGACAAAGTTTCCATTGGTATCCGTCTTGAATCCAAAGATGTCTTTTTTAAAGTCATCATCAATTTCTGTGAATTTTAACGATACTGTTGTCCCTGAATTTGAAACGAGTGTAGCTATGACTTTATCATCTGCATAGACTTGTGTGCTTCCACCGATTGCCTCAGTAGTAATTTCTTGAGCACCTATGAGTCTTTTAGGTAATGTGAAAGTCCATGTCCCATCCACGTCTTGCGTAGCTAGGGAGTAATGGACATTTGTTAAACCAAATGTAATCTTGTTATTCATTTCTTATTCCTCCATTTTGATTTCATAGACTCGGTTGACCGAGTTGTCATCATTTAAATATTCTGTAATCATCTGATAATTAAAGCCTGCCAAATCCAAGGCTTCTTCTAATCTGCTTTCAAGTAATGGATCTTTCTTTTCTGTGACAAGGGTAATTTGTATCGTCACAATCCTTAAAACTGATACATTATCTGCATATACCGAAGAACGATCGCTGATTTCCTGATAAACAATGAAAGGTAACACATCTATAGCAAGTGCATCGACAATGTTTGTTCCATAGGACACTTTATCAGGAAGAACATTGTTTAATAATTGGTATATCCGTTCAAGTGTTGTAGGCATTAGTTTCCACCACTTTCAATAATTTTTATAATATCTGAAAGCATTTCAGGAGAAAAAGTATCAAAGGCTGGTCTCATAAATGGTTTAGGTGATACAAACTTACCATTTCTGTGTGTAAATCCAAATTCAAGCAAATGGGTCAGTCGACCTTTTTTTTCTGAGTAAATTGTGATTGTTTTATTGATTCCTTCTCCATGTGGAGTTGCGACAAACGAGTCCGCAAAACCATCTGTCCTTCCACTCCTTGGTGCATTCGATTTAATATAAGCTAGAGCTTTATCAGCCGTTTCATCAAGTACTTTTTCCATTTTTAATATGATATCATCTGTATATTCTTCAACTAGTTCTGAAATCCGAAGTCCCAACTCATCCAAGGTAACCAATGATATCACCTGGTTTCATTTT